CCAGTCCTGCGCCGTTGCGTTGCGAATTGACGAGACCCTTACGGACGGTTTCGACCAGGTCGTTTTCACTGATAACGGACCCAGCCACGTTCACTGTGACACCACCGGAATAGGCACCTATTGACGGTATGCGTACCGGGACTCCGCCGATTGTGCTGGGGACTCCTGGGATTGACGGCGGTGCTGTCACTGTTCCTCGGCCTGTGGTTTCGGAAGGTGTTTGACCAGCCGGAACAGCAATACCTGACACTGTGCCAGTAATCGGCACGACCACGCCTTGACGAAGTTCTTCAATGAGGCCGAGTGCTTCGTCGAATTTGTCTCGTTTCAGTAATGCGACGATTTCGGTTTGAACATCGGGTGGGATGTAACCGAGCTCATCGATGTATTTGCCGATGTCTCGGATCAGTTCGTTTGTTTCGTCTTGAGCTTCTTTTGCGCTTTCAGCGGTGCCCAAGACAAATGCCTCGAATGATTTGTCTTTGACTATTTGCAGCTGTTCCTGCAAACCTTCCCAGGCTTCTTTTTCGTCGATTTCAGCTAGGAAATCCTTGAAAGTGTCCGTCAAATCAAAGACGGCATCGTCCAAATCCTCAATGTCGTCGCTGGTGTTTTCGATTTCGTCTTGGGCGATAATCATTTGGCGTGTGCCATCAGCCCAGGCTCGTTCTAATTCGTCAACCGTTAGGTAATTATCTTCGACGACCTCATCGAGCTCGATCATGTCGGAAACGACCTTTGTCACGCCGCCTGGTGAAATCAGCCATTTGAGTGGACTGTTGAGGTTTTCCCAGGCTTTTGTGTATTTGACAAGGCCGCCTTCTTTTGACGCTGCTTTTACTGTGTCTGCGTCAAGGTCTCCGACGAGGTTGACGATTGGTGTTAGAAATTCTGCGGCTGCGGCTAGTGCAGGAATCAGTACGGTGCCAATTTTGATTGACACTTCTTTGAACGCATCACCTAGTTCGTCTTGAGCCTCTCGAAGATCTTTGGCTTTTTCAATTTCTTTTTCGTCAATGACTTCAAAGTCTTTGACGCCTTGGAGGGCTGTGGTGATGTCATCTGAGCTCATCTGGATTATTTCAGATGCGCTCATCCAGCCCTTGCCGTAAAGATCGGCTCGATAGGCAGCCTGTTTGACAGGGTCCTCGAGACTATTGATGGCGTCATTGACTCGTAAAAAGGTCGCTTCGACGTCAGTAGCGCCGTCGGGCCCGAGCGCAATTTCGACGCCTAATTCTTGAAATGCTGGGATTTCGTCAGTTGCAGCTTTTGCGACTCTGCTGAAAATTTTGGTAATTGCGTCGGCTTCGATGTTTAGGTCGCTGGTGTAACTGACCCACTGGCTTGCCTGTTGAAGTGTGAGATCTGTTTTATTTCGGAACTCATCTACTTCTAAAGCAAGATCTGAAAAATCGTCAATGGCTTTTAGGGCAAAGCTTGCGATTGCTCCACCGGCCGCTACTGCAAAAATTCCTGCATTGGCTTTGACGGAATCGAGAGCTACGTTTGCGCCAGCCTTGAATTTCCCCATGCCGCCTTCGGCCTCAGCGACTTTGCCTTTGAATGTAGAAAATGCACCCTGGGCTGTTTTTAGGCCTTTGTCGGAGAACTCGGTGATGATGGGGATGTTGATTGCCATTAGAAGCTCCGGTATGTATTGGCTAGGTCACGGTTCATGATCTGCTCTACCTGTCGGATAATCGGCATCATGTCTTTCTGAATGTTGTCGATCTTGTCCTCAGCTGTTCGCCACATGAATCGGGACGGTGGGCCGAGGCGTGCGGTAAGGGCCCTTGAGAAATTAGGACGGCGTCGAGACTGTGGTGCTCGAGACTGTGTGCCGCCAGCTTTGCCTGCCATGTCGGCGATGGCGGTAGGAGCGTCTTTGGTGGTGACTCGGACAACATTGACGGTGGTTCTGCCCGGCCGGTCCAGGTGACGACGTGGCTTTCGGGTGTCAAGCTTGACAGCCACTTTCTTGCGGTTTTGCCATCCGGTGCGCCCTGAGTGCGCCATGCCCGATAGCGGCGCTCCTGAGGGCACTGAGGCGGTAATGGCGTCAGCTAGAGGTTGGACAACCTTGCGGATGTCTTTGCGGATTTCCTTGGACAGCTCTTTGTCGAGTTTGTTGAGATCTCGGAGCGTTTCTTGGAGGCCGACGACTTGGGCTTTCATGGTGCTCCTTTCTGATCTTCCTCGAGTAGCAACCTGACCATTTCTTCCACGATCCCAGTCGGGCTGTCCAGCAGTTCACGGGGTGAGATGCCGGTGCGGAGTGCCAGGGATGCGATCAGTCGGGTTGCTTGTCCTTTTTGCGTGCTTTTGGGACGAAGTCGACATCTCCCAATGTTTCAATGAACTGCGGCCAAACTTTCACGGTGACGCCGGCCTTACGGCAAGCCTCATAGGCCAGGTAGGCGATCTGCTTGAACTTGACGTCCCTGACCATGGTCTCCATGGCCTGGCCTGGGTGGTGATCTTCCCAGGCGCAGGCGACGGAGTAGGTGACGGGGACGGTGTGTTCAGATCCGTCCGAGAGTGTGACTTTGAGGTCTGTTCCAATCATAGTGTCGGGCTCCTAGTTGGATCAGCTGGTGGCTCGGGCCCAGGTGCCTCCGGTGAATGTCACCGTGACCATGGACAGGTCGCCGACGGTGCCGGTGATCGGTGTGAACGAGGTGAGGAAAGCACCGGTGATGGTGTATTCCGGGTTGGAGACTCCGGGGCTGGTGCCGTCGGGGTAGATCTCGAGCGTGACTGCGTCGTCGCCGACCACGGCCTCGAGCGAGGCTTCGACCTCGGCTGCGCCGTAGCTGTTGAACATGGTGACGCTGACGTCGACCGACTGAAGGCCCTTGGTGTAGCTGCGGCCCGATGCGCCCATGGCGGTTGTCTCGAGCTGGTCGAAGCCGACCGTGAGCGTGACCGACTGAACCTGGTCGGACAGGTCGACCGTCGAGTTCATCACGACGGCCGCATTCTTGAGTGCGATGGTGGTGGTTGCCACTGGTGCTCCTTAGGGGGTTGTGTGTGTGCCGTAGCGCACGGTGAGGTCGTATGCGGGAAGTTCCTGCGTCCCGATTTGGGCGAGGCTCGGTGATCCGGCCACGACGGCTAGATCAGCGACTTGGATGAGTGTGTCGACGGCGGTGAAGATCCAGTCCAATGAGTCTTGGTTACCTGGGGGTGCGCCGAGTACTCGGAGAGTGAAGGTCAGGTCGAGCACCTTGTGGGTGACGGCCGTGATCGTAGGAAGTTCGACGAATACCGACAGAGGGCGTGCGTTCCTGGGATCGGTGACGGCGGCGTAGCCGGCGTTCGTGATCTCGGTGACGATTGCCGAACGTGCGTCGGCGAGCGGTCCAACAGCTGCCATTTCATGCCACCTGCGCCCTGTTGATGCCGAGAAGCTGATGGATGGTGCCAAGGCTCATGGCCGGGTTGGTGGTGTCCATGGCATCGAATGATTGGAAGCCGTCGATGGAGCCACGCTGACGGTACAGCGATGCGGCGTACAGGGTGGTGCCAAGGGTGACGTCGCCGGATGGGCTGGTCGACAGGTTGTCGGTGTAGCCGGCCGCACGGCGTCGACGTGAAGCGAAAGCGTTTGCAGCAGTGACACAGGATGCGATGAAGGCCGTGTCGTTGGCGGTTGCTGCGCTGATCCCGAGAAACTCGGTGACGTTGCTCGAGGTAATCCAGGTACAAGTTGGCGTCCAGGTGAGGGTGCCGTAGATCGCCAGGTCATCTCTAGTGACATCGTCACCGGAGTTGATGTAGAGGATCTGATTGGGAATCAGGATGTCGTAGTCGTACTCGAAGTCACCTTCGTCGGTGACTCCGATGAGGAGAGCCGTTGGGACGGCCACGACGGTCACAGTGCCATCGAAGCCGTCCCCGACTCCTGCGATCGTGACCTGCTGCCCGACAGTCAGGTCGGCCACGTTCGTCAAGGTCTGCACCACGGCAACGCCGTCCAGACGCATTCGATGCGTGATGGAGTACGTTGCCATGGTGTAGTCCGAGCCTGCCTAGATCAGACGAAGTTCGCCTTGACGAACTTATCTGCGTCGATCATCAGCGTGGCGAAGTAGCCACGGAACTTGATGAAGCGACTGAGCGAGCCGTCAGCAGCTTCGACGGAAATGGCGCCCTTTTGCTGTTCGTAAATCTCAAAGCCAGAGGGGTCACCGAGGATCATGGTGTCGGCAGCGAAGTTGCGGTCGACGACGACGTTCAAGCCGAAAGCATTGACTGCGGTTGATGCGGCCGATGCGGTGCCTGGGGCGTTGTAGGGGCCGACGGTCGGAAATAGCGGTCGGCCGCTTCCGTCCTCGAGGCGGCCCAGGTATTCCCACTTGCCCGGATCAAGGAACAGGGTGTCGGCCATGTTTCCGTCCGATGCGTTGAGAATGAAAGCGGCATTGCTGTAGATCCAGCTGAGCCACTCGGTCGGATCACCGAGGTTGGCCGACGTGAAGTTGCCAGTCGTTGTGGCACCGGCCTTGAGGTTAGTGCAGGCAACGGTGTCTGTCTGGTTGGCGTAGATCTTTGCCATGTCGCCGATGATGAGGGAAAGCACAGCTGGCTCGGTCCACTCCATGTCTTCCTCGGAAAGCTGGACGTAGCCGCCATAGACGGCCTTCGTGACTTGGTTGTCCGACACCACGAATGTGCCGGAGTCGAGGGCGGCGTTTTCGCCGTTCGATGCTCCGATGGTGGTGTGAGTCGTCACCTTGGGGCGGCGGAAGATCTTGCCGCCTGAGGGCATCGCCTTCACGCCACAGGCTGCCACGGTCTTTCTGGAAGCCTGAAACGAGTCGTACACACTTCCCACAATGGGCTCCGGCAAGATTCCGGGCGTGTCGGTTGTGACCACGTCAGGCGCAGCGGCCTTGATGCGAGCGTTGAACTCGGCAAACTCGGCTCCACCGACCATGAACTTGGCGATGTAATCCGATGCCGACGGCAACGTAAACGGCTTCGCCGGCTGGGCGAACTGGATGGGCTGGGTCGGGACCACTGCGGCCTCGACGACTTCGGGGGTTTCCACTATTTCCTCCTCGGATGTGGTTTCGGGGGTTGGATCTTCGTCGGGTGCTTCCTCGAGGGCCGAGGCTGCGACTTTCTCAATGCGAGCGGCGTCGAAG